CCTGCTCAGCCCGTTATTATGTGTGACTTTACCCTATTTTAGGGGTATATACTGTTTTAACGAACGGTTGTTAACACGTGGCCCATATCACGAGCAGTATCACGTGCTCGAATCCGGCATAAATGGTGGGATGTTGTTGATTTTAAAGGATAAATTGGGATGGCACGACGAAAAGATTTGACGCCTCCGGCGGAGCAAAAACTGACTCGGAGGGAGGAAATATATGTGAAAATCTTGGTGAGTGAGGATGGCTTGGTAACGCAAAGAGAAGCAGCAATTCGGGCCGGAGTAAAACCGTGCTCGGCGCATTCTAGATCGACAGAAATGATGAAACGCCCTCGCGTGGCTCGTGCTATTGCGGAGTATCGGGCGGAACTTGATGAGATGTACGCGGTCACTTACAAGCGATCAGAGCGCGATTTAAAGGTTATGGGACGCGCCGCCCTTGATGCGGGTGCATACAGCGCGGCAATTCAATCAGAGATAGCGCGAGGAAAACTGGCCGGTCTCTACACTAACAAGTCAGAGATTCGCACCGGGAGCATCGATTCGCTATCCAGAGAAGAAGTGGAGAAAGAGCTTGAGCGAATTCGAGGAGGTCTTGGAGAGGTTATCGATATCACCCCAGAAAAAGAGGAGGCCGCGCCTGAAGAACATAGAGGCAGGGCTCTGGAAATTACTGACGACGGGGCTGGCGACGACGGGGAGGAAGGTGGAACTGACGCGCCTGGAGAGTAGATATCCCCCGGGGATTCCTGATGTTCTCTGCTGCGCGGAGGACGGTGCGTTTAGTTTCCTGGAATTGAAGGTGATGCATGGCACCTCCCGAAAAGTTACCCTCTCCCCCCATCAGGTTGCGTGGCAGACTCGCCACGGTCACGCAAATAGTTTCGTGGTCATTCGCGGCTCCGATTTGGCTCTGCGTGTTTTTATGGGTTCCTGTAGTGTTGATCTTCGTATGGACGGCATTGATTCCGTGGCGGCTTTGGCTGTTTTGGAAGAGCCGTATGACTGGCCGAAATTTTGGCAGTTGACAGCCCCGTGCGCTTCGTCTTAGGATTTATCTCATAACTGTTAGTGTGAGGAGCGGAGAGTGGATTATTTTTTGGACTGGATTATGCAACTATTGGAGAAGATCGGTAATTGGGCCGAGGAAAAAGATAAGCCTGACGAATCGTAAAATTTTAACAGGGGGTTGGATGATGGTTATAAGTGGAAGAGAAATAAACTATATCTCTGCTCAGTTGAAAATGGCTAGTGAAGCCGAGGAGTTGGGAGATCAGAGGAAAGCCGAGTGGCACTTTCTCTTGGCCGAGGCTGCTGACGAACAGCGTATTGTAGAGCAAATGGTGGAGGAAGCGATATGTCATATAGACCCATGATGAGATTTGACGAGCGACAGAGTGATGGTTCGCACTATGCCGGAAATGGTTTACGCTTTGCCACGGAAGAAGAGGCGGCGGGACAGGCGTCTGAACTAATGACTCGGTGGTTTGTGCCTAACGGATACCGAGTAGATTCTAGCGATGACAAGCCAAATTATCGCTTTGATTTCGACAGTCAGAAGAGTATCGCAATCTAGCGTTCCGTAATAATTTATCAGCCCCGCTGGAATATTCCGGCGGGGTTCTTTTTGCTTGTTACTATAGGATTTATCCTATAGTGTTACGCGGCGTAACGTAACAATAGAGGTGAGTTATGAAATACACATGGAAAACGCGCCCAATTGAATACGACAAGCGCCCTGATGGTCTTTGGAATCGCTGGGAACTGCTGTCCATGGTTCTTTTCGATCAGCGAACACAGGAAGATATTTACCACTTTGGAGATTCCGCAGATCGATTGATTTGGGTGATTACCGGCGTTGTGGAGGTTACAAAATGATCAAGACAATTGAAGCACTGCGCCGCGCCTTGAAACGCGGCGATTATTGCGGCGTTGTCTTATATGAAGGACCGAGTCGAATTGATGGCGCGCCCATTGTCGCCATTGCTTGCCGGATTACTGAGGCGAGCGCAAACGCCAAAACCGGCGCAATGGTGCAAACGTTTATTCTGCGCCAAGATATCGCGCCACATAAGGCCCTAAAAACCGGAGACGATTCCAGCGTTTGCGGAGACTGCAAGCTGCGCCCGATTCTCAAGGGCAAAATGCGCTGTTATGTGAGAGTTTATCAAGCGCCGCTTAGCGTTTGGAACGCCTATCATCGCGGGCGATATGCCGTGCCTGGAGTGGATTTTGACGCCGCGTTATTGCCGGAACTATTTGAAGGGCTGGCGTTTCGCATAGGCTCGTATGGTGATCCTGCTGCGATACCTGCGAGGATTTGGAAGCGCGCCACAAAGCGCGTCAAGAATAGGACCGGATATACGCACCAATGGCGAAAGCGTATCGGAGTCGGACTCAAGAATTTATGTATGTCGAGCGCCGATAGTGAATCCGACGTTGCAACCGCAACCGCTCGCGGATGGCGCACATTCCGCGTTAGGAAATATGGCGCGCCGACTCTTGAAAACGAGATTATTTGCCCGGCAAGTGCGGAAGGTGGAAGGCGCACGCAATGCGATACTTGCGGCTTGTGTAAAGGCGCGACAATTGCGGCCAAAAATATTGTTATCGCTGACCATGGCCTAATGGATTCTCGCCGTCGTTCTACTTAATTCTAGAGCTTGCGCTATAGGAAATATCCGCTATTATTTTATACAGCCGCCCGGAATGGCCGCGCGGCGCGCTTTATAGCAGGAGTCGAAAATGCCCAATCTTATGTATAACTCAGCTAAAGACGTTCTAATCGACCGCGAGAATATGCGTGACTTGCAAACCCCTGCGCCTATGGGTGTGAGGCATCAGCCTTATCCCTTTCATGCTTTCGCCGATTCCATATGCGACTCAATCGTAGAGTCTGGATTCAAAATCGAGCAGGAGGAGTTTGCGGTTTCCAAAGATCATATGAGGCTGCATGGCATGCTTCACGTCTCTAATGATTCCGCTCTCGCTCGGTGGCCTCTCCCCGCGCTTGTTGCGTTGCCGGTTCCTACCTGGAATCTCACTGTTGGCGTGCGGGGCGCTCACGACCAAAGTATAAGCCGGGGAATCTGTTTCGGTTCCCGCGTTATCACGTGCTCGAATTTATGCTTTCATGGCGATCTCGGCAATTGGAAGAGCAAGCAAACCACCAATATTGGCTTGCGTTTGCCTGGAATGGTCCGTGATGCGGTAAGCGGTTTACGCGGCGCGGCGGAAAGTCTGACTGTGGACTTCGACGCTTTCAACCGCACGGCCATTACACGCGACCAAGGCGACTCTGTATTGGTGGACATATTCCGGAGTGGTGGTTTCAGCGGGTCGCAGCTTGCTCGCGCAATCGAAGACTGGGACGTTTGCAGCGTTCCGGAACATACGGCAAACGGTCGCAATTTGTGGTGGCTTATGCAATCTTCGACTCATGCTCTGAAGCCCACTAGGGGACAGCAGAATTATAACCATGATGATTTGCGCGAGCGCAGCACGATTATCTACACCAAGATGCGCCCAGCTATTCGTGCGCTGGCCGCTTAATTTTCCGGTCTATCTCTCCACTTTGCCCCGGTGCTTTCGCGCCGGGGTTTTTTTTCGCTTGTGGGTGTTGTCTTATATGCTAGGTTTGTTTTGCGGCGTTTCGCGCCGCCGGGGATATCCCCGCCACACTACAGGACCGGAGGGTTTACAGATGACCAAGCAGGAAACACTTAAGGCGCTTTTTAAAATGTTGTACTGGGCAAACCTGTCGGACACGGATCAGGCGAAGCCATGGCAACGGCCCGATATGGCGTATGGTGATGCGGGATTGTATGGCCACCTTAGCGCCGCCATTGAGGCGATTGAGCCCGGAGCAGTGGAGTATTGGGCCGATTGCGGCGATTGGGATCAGGGGAATTTTGATGCTGATAAAAAGCAGAACATGTCTAGTTATAACTGGCTGATTACTCACGACTTCATAGAGAATGGCCTAGAGACTGGACTCTCCGGCCCCTCTAACAAGTCTCGTCACACGGCTAACGAAGCCGCGTTTCGGATGTATGACGATGACGGCAAGCTGTACTATGCCGGGAAAATTTGGGGCGATTACGATGGCTTCGAGCCGCTTGATGATTTTGGTATGCCAAGCGCGGGCTGCACCGAGATTCAGTTGCGCGGACCTGATGGGATATTCCGCACCGTTTGATTCTCCCGCCATATCCTCCCCACTCCCCCGGCTTCGCGCCGGGGTTTTCTTTTGCCGGCATGTGATCACCTGTTAAACCTTTCAACCCGCCACCAGGGAGGCGGGTTGAATAGCTACGGCGTCAGGGTGCGGTGTCCAGGGT